CGTCGGTGTCAGTGTCCAAGTACTCCAGTTGATCCAGTGTGAAGCTATCGGATGCAATCTCGCGCGCTTGTTGCTCGTCTTCAGCTTCGACTTCGACTGTTGCAGTGTAGGTGAAAGTTACAAGGTATTTCATGTTTTACCCCTTTCGGTTTCGTTTGTCGATGTAGTAATGATACCAGAACTGTAAACGGTGTCAACTAAAAACGAAGAATTCTACAAAAAAGTTTTCTATCAGGAAACCTAAACCGATAGGTTTCCCCTATGGCACTCAGACAATCAGCAAACACCGATTATCGTCAACCCTTGCAAAGTCTTCAGGTTCAATGCCTAGAACCCGCTGACACTCCTCGAATGTAATCTCATGGTATACTGTACCGTTCGACAATGACAGGTTGAAAAGATACGGCAAAGCATCACAACGTTCAATCAAAAAATCATTCATGTCATACCCCCAGAAAGAAAAGAACTGCAAAAACAACCCCAGACAACCCCCCTGCAATCAGGGGGTTTTCGTCAAGATATCGGAAAACCCCTAGCATGTCAACCCCTTATTTTGAACCGTTTCGCACTGCGAACTCACGCACCACTTGATTATTCAGGGCATCACTTACAGTGAATCGGTTCCGAGTCTGCCAACGTACAGCGACAATGCCTGTACGGGTTTTGCCCAGGTACTGTCCACGACTACCCCCTAAATTGACCCATTGTCCAGCCTGTACTTTGTCGATGTTGCCCAGTGTGACTGCGATTGTTTTTTGGTACTTTGCCATTTTGATTCCCTTTCGGTTTCGTTTGTCGATGTGGTAATGATACCAGAACCAAAAACCCTGTCAAGCGAAAACCTGATTTTTTACAAAAAAGTTTTCTATCGCTTTGGGTGATACAATAGGTTTTCCCTATCACGGGTACACTGTTAAAAAATGCGCGTGCGCGCGTGAATACCACAGAAAACGCTGATTGTCAACAAAAAAATTCCTATCGTACAACCCAACCCGATAGGTTTTCTGTATGTTGCTTAAAAACCACACTCTGAGTTTTACTGAAAAGTCAAATTGAATTTTACTATTGGTTGTAAAACCTGATAGTTTCCCTCTATGTTGCATAAAAACAACAATACATTTTCCCTATCGTCCGGGTTTTCCGATAGCTTCCCGTTATCACCCACCCTGATAGGTTTCCCCTATCATCCGGGAGAATCCATAGCGATTCCCTATCGCGTTTTTTTTTATTTATTACCTCTTATCTTATTTGAATAAAAAACTACCCTACCAAAATCCAAACCGATTTCTTAGCGACATTTTACAACCAGAATTTTTGGGAGAAAAACAGAATGTTTTTCGATACGGGAATAATTTAGAGTATAAACTCAAACCGATTTCTTAGCGACGTTTTTGAATGAGAATTCTTGGGAAAGTTTTAGAATTAAAAAAGAAATAAAAAAGGGACTAAGCATTTCTGCTTGTCCCCTTACACTTACTTATAAGTTAATCCAACCTTGAAAACGGCTTAACTTTCAGTCAAACCTTGAATCCCACTCAGCATTATACCCGTATTCCTTCAGTACTTCAGCAAACGCAATAGCACCTGCTTGGTGAGCGTACATATTCTGAGAAGGTACACCAGAGGGTTGCCATACAACCAGACCACCATTCCAACCTTTAGATGCCTTGTAGGACTCTTTTAAGACCTTACAAAGCGTCCCACGAGCAGGACGGATGGTAACCCATGCAAAGCCGCAGTTTAAGTCCATAGGACGTTCTCCGTGTTCCTGAAGGTATTGCATAGAAGCAATTCTTGCTTTCATAAATGCTTCTGAAAGAATGTGCTGACAATGTTCTACTGTATTCTTTACCATCTGTATTTCTCCCTTCAAACCCTGAATGTGTTTTGTTTGATGTTCCACTTCTCAACAACAGGTTGACCCCATTCGTCTTCATCTACACAAACTCTTGCAACTGTTTTGAGTACATCAGCGTATCTGTAGCCGTGTCCGCTGAAATCATCCACAAAGATAATGTGTGGAAAACCGAATGAGAAGTGCCCAAAGACATTATTGGGATTCTCAGCGTATGTGAAGTAGTTGCCTACTTCTTTTTCTTGGAAAGAACCAAGAATCTTAAAGCCGTGAGGATTATCGAACAGAATTGCCATGATGAACTCCGGTGTTTGTTTGCGATAAAATAATTTTACGGATTTGACAGGGTACTGTCAAACGTTTTTTGAATTATTTTTAGGTGGAAGAGGCGTATCACCCGTCTTATTACAGTAAGAAAAACAATCTTCTTTTGTATCAAAACGCATCACAGAAAGGTGCCCTCTTGAATTGTATGCTGTCCATTTTGTTTCGTGATAAAGAACAGGAAGTCCTGCTTTTAGTTGATGCCATGTAGCCATGATAAACTCCAAAATTAAACGTAGAACTTATTCACACAAACTTCCAAAGAGTACTCAGGATCGTATACGTTTACCTGAATGTTATCTTCAGACTCAAGATTAAGAGAACTGATAAAATCTTTTGCAAATTGATCCAGTCCTGCTTGTGTTTTGTACATTGTGATTGTACTGCAAATTGTCTTGCCTGTTTCGCTGATAAACTCAAGAGCAACTGTTTTGAAGTTTGACATGATGTTTTCCTGTTTGGTTTGTTGTTTCAGTAAAGAGAGTATACGGATTGGTACACCCCTTGTCAACAGTTTTTTTACTTCCAAAATGAAAAATCTACAAAATAATTTCAAAATTCCTTCAAACCTTAACAACAGGAACCTTACAAGAACCGCAACGATATACAGCACCATATGACATCTTCTGCAACATGATGTTGTTCTTGCGTGTGCTCACTTCGTAAGTCCTGCAATCGCATTTCCACTTGTGTCGTTGTTGGATACCAGTGACACCCTCGATGCTGTAATTATGAGTGCGTTCACCAGTACCACCAAGCATCTTGTGAATCCTCTTGAATTCTGTACCGTGTGCTTGAATCTTCTCCATCAGGAATCGTTTACGGTACAAGCAGTAAGATACAAGATGTGCAACCTCATGCTGAATAGTATTCAGGAAGTCTTCCCCTGCGTTATTAGCAATGGCAGTGTTAAACTGCAAGAAGTTACTGTTGTCTCTGAAGGTAAAACCTGCTTTACCTGCTGAAGTACCTCTTGTTGTGAACTTCACGGTTGGTTTTGGGAAAGACCTGTACTCTGGAAACAACTCACATGCTTTGTTGTACACTTCTTCGTATGCTTTCAGGATATCTTGCTTTTGCATTTTAGAACTCACTGTTGATCTGTCGATATACAGATAGTACTGATTTGAGGTGTGCGTGTCAAGTACCGATGAAGACTTTTGAGATTGATTTTGTAAATGCTACAAAAATCTTCATAGGTTTTCTTAATTACCACCAAGAATCATACATAACTTTGAAATCTGCTCCTGACTCTTTCAGACTCTTGATTTTCTCAAGAGCAAACCGAAGGTCTTCCTTGTGATAATCAGAAACCTCTTGAGCACCAAAGAAGAAACCTTCTCGTGGAGTCAAAAGGTTATGACGCAATCGCATTTCCAATTCCATCAAGTCCTCGTCTGTTAACTCCAGAGGAATACAGTTGAAGTCTTCTTCCGTACCACCTTTTTCACGGTACAGGTCTTCCATGAAACCTTGAAGTGCATTAAACTTTCGGAAACACGTCAACTCTTCTGATTCGTTTGTTTCATTGTTAACAATGAACAAGAACGCATCCAAACCCATGATAATCTCCTGTATTAAACGTCAAGAACTTCAAAAATAACACCAGTGGCAATATCCTTCTGCCACGGAAACAAACCTGTCAGAGCATCTTCCTCTGAGTCTGCGTATACAGTAACAAACACAGGACTGTTGTCGCTCAGTAGTAATTCAACAGCAAATGTTTTCTTTGCTTTTGAACCGTTGAATACTGGTGTGTTTTCAAGGAAGTGACTCATGTTTGTTTCCTTTACTTTACATTCAGAATAATCAGTTTTTCTTCAGAATCACCTTCTGATTCTTCAAGAAATTTTGAAGAGTAAACCAAAGTACTTTCTCGTTTTTTTGAGAGATAAAAGTCCCAAAGTTTACGGTGTAATTTTCCAACAGCAACATTCAAACCTTTTGCTGTTTTATATTTACCTACAATACTACCTTCACAGTTCATCAGGATGTACATTTTATTTCCCAAGTTGTTTGCCAATGAAGAGAGTATACTTATCGGTATACCCTCTGTCAAGTGTTTTCTGAAATTATTTCAGAATCGTCAACTCTGCAAGTTTCTGCCAGTTCTGACTTGATGCCATCAGAGTACTGACCTTCTTAACCGTCCTCAGAGACAACTCACGAACCTTGTCTTGGTTTGCACTCAACCAATCCAACAGAACCGCTTCCTGAGCCTCTGAGAGCGTCTTACGCAGCATCTTGCAGTCTTTTACAACCTGACGGATTCTTACCATTGTAGCAGTCTGAGTCTTCAGGTTAAGGTCAAGATACAGACTACGACTCATCAGCGCATTGAAGTGCGGTGACAGTTTAGACTGCTTCTCAATCATGCTCTGAAAATCATAATTCGTCAGGAAGATAATATTACCTTCAAACTCAAACTGACGTGGGAGATTTTCACCTTCCTCGTCTTTCATATTTGTCTCAGACCCCCAGTGAATCTTGCGGGTATCTGAAGAGTCACAAGCGGCCTTCAACAGATTCAACGAAGTGTCATCTGAGAATACACTGTCGCAATCATCAAAAACAATCACAGCGTTCGGATGGCAGTTCTCGTACAAAGCACGATAGATACCTGTTGGTCGAGTGTACCCCTTGATGTACGTCACGGTAACATCATCGCCAAGACCAGTAAGAACTTGTTCCACTGTAAAACTTTTGCCTAGCCCGGGGGCACCCGATACAATCAAAGAACGATTGATGCCCATTGCTGTACTCAATACGATATCTTCCAGAGCACTGAAGCGTGTCTTGATATCTTCAGTGATTTCCTCTTCAGTCTGCTCTACAACGGGTTGTGCAGGTTTCGTGGGTTGCTGTACAACTGCCTGAGGTACGACAGCAGCACCAGAGTACACAGATTGCATCGCTTTGATAGCAAGTACTTGTTCAGGGTTAAGACCTGCTGCGATACGATTTTTTGTCATTCTTACGCCGTTCTTTGGGATTCCACGAGGCATTTTGATTCTCCGTTAAGTTAACTGGCAGGCTGTCTTGCTGCCGATAAGAGTATAGTACTGATCCGAGTACCGACTGTCAAGTACTTTTTAATCTTTTTATAAAAAAAAAAGAGTACAAGGATTTCTCCAAGTACTCTTCTTCATAACTTCTTGTTTTAGAACGGGTTCTTCACAAAATTCCTACAAACTTCCTCTGCACACTGCTGAAGGAAATGCAGACTCCAACCAACCCTACCAGAACCTTCAAAGATTCTCTCAGCAACATAGTACTGACTGTTCAAGTCAAGTAACACCTGTGCCTTTACAACACCATCGTGTGTGAAGTACTGCTTGATTAGTTCATAGCAGCCTTCACGAGTGCTTTTTAGATTATTCATACATCCCACCATTTCGTTTTGCTTCACGTTTACTCTGTCGGTCATCTTTTGTATTCTTATTAAGAACTACAAAATACCCTTTGTTGTGAGCAAAGGATTCAGCATCCGATTGCTTGTTGAAAGACTTTACAACCTTACCGTCAAGGTTCTCTACAATATACCGTTGGTGTTTCACAGTTCTTCTCCGTTGAATTCTTTATTACACAAAATACTCAATGCTTCTTCGATCACATCATACAACATACCGTATGAACTAAAAGTCAATCCCGGAAGCACATTCAATTCTAACTTATCTCCGGGGTAAATGTCAAGTGCTTTGAATTTACTAAAAACCAAACCGTCAAGAGTCTCTTCAATTTCTATCAGGTTACTTGCAAAACCATCTACAAAGCCCTCAGAGCCTTCCTTACGGTTGGTTGTATGTCTGAGTACCAACCAAGTGTACCCAGAGCCTTGCAGGTTCTTAAAATGCTTCCTAAAGCCCTCTGAGTCAGCCAACATCTTAGCTGCAATCTTTACCTTGATTTTGATGTCGAATACATTTGTGTCTTTTGTGAATTCAGTCATAGTATCCCCCATCGTCAATGTCAAGGTCATTCAAAGAAATGTCATGTACAGCAGCATCAAGGTACTGTTCAAGGTTCAGCATTTTGTATTTATTGCTGAATCGCTCTGAAAAGTAAAACTTGTAGTTATTCATGCAGTCTTCATACGATACCTTGAAGTGACTACCCCAAGAACCAACCATACGAATCTCTTCGATTCTTTCAACCCAGATTTCTGTATCTGGTGGTTGGTAGTAGTCACCCTTGTCGTGGTGTACATTCAAAGTAACACGGATTTCACAATCAAGAACTTCTTCCGAATCAGATAAGTCTCGAACCTCTGCTTCAAAGGTATATTCTGTCTGGAATTTCATATTAAGCCACCATCAGGTTAAGGAAAAGATCGTTGGGGTTCATGTACAGGATTGCTTCGTACAGGTACAACTTAATGCTAAGAAAAGTCATGGTGTTCTCTTTTGTTGTTTCGATAAGAGTATAGTACTCAACTGGGTACTCACTGTCAAGTACTTTTTGAAAATTATTCACTCTCCAAAATAATTCTCAATCCAATCAGGAACCTGTCGTTGACCAACAGTACCCTTCCAGTTAAACAAATCACGTTTGTGTGTATTGTAGTACTTTCTGTAAGAACCTACAACATCACCTTGAATCTTACATTCATCAGGCATAGCGGGTGTAGGCAGACTGAAAGCACCATCAAGAATACCAGAAGGTACATTGTGTGTCAAGTAGTCAATCAAACCAATGTCTTTACACTTGTGTACCTTACCGTATCTGTAAGTATACTCTGCTGATAACTCTTGTGTTAACTCACACAACCACAGGTAGTTGTCTTTGGATTGTCTTGTCCAGATAGCAGACGGATGATTGATGTGTGTTGCAGAGTACAACATGGTGTCTCTACTGTCACGCAGAGCGTACTTTACAGGTTTACCTACAGGAGAACCGTCAAGGACTCTGTGTGCTGTACAAAGCAATTGACAGTGTTCAAGTATCATTTTTACTGTGTGCTTTGATATGTGCATTTCTGCTGCTTTACGAGTATCTGCATCAAGACAGAAGATGTTCACAAGGTTCTCCGTGGTTTTATTTGAATGAGTACATGATACTAATTTGACAATGTGCTGTCAAGTAAAAGTTGATGGCTGCGGTGTTGCCGCAAAGGGAATCCCGATCCTCGGTATCTCTAGATATACCTACATACCACCCCTTCTAGAACCATCACGGATGACGACTGGTATCTTAGTTACTTCATCAGGTAGCTAACCTGACTCTTTCACCCAAATCCTGTTTTGCATTACAGGAAAACTCAATCGTCATACGTGATAGTAAAGTAAAAGCACCTTACGGGTGCTATTCGGATGGTGGTTGGGTGTGATCCAACACTGACAGGTAGGCGTATATTCCTGTTGACCTGCTACTCTCCTTTTAAGTTACACCATCAAAATCTACCATATAAAAACATACTACATTCAGCGAACCCATCTGCTGACTTCGTTATTGATCGCTACTGGGTATCTAGAATCCCTTCGCAGAGGCATCAGTAGTATGTTTTTATATGGCTCCAACCCCTACATTGGAATCATATAGTCTTCTTACTATTGGACGACAATCCTCAGGTCTAAAATGTCCGTATACGAAGTCCACCATCACTCGTATATTTTTTCGCTGATTTGCTCTGCTAATCACTAGGGAATGTGACAACAAGAGTAGCGGGACTATTCTTAAATTCTGTACGGTCTTTCCCGTAAGTCATCAACCACTCACTTCTGTATACATTTCGGTGGGTATGTTGACTGTCACCGTTTACTCTTTACACTGCCTTAGAACGAATCTCGAAGACACTATTCAGTGGTACTGTACGGTACTCACGAATACTCATGTCGAAGACAACCAAGTTCTCAGGTTTGGTGGTAATCCGTGTACCAGTACCTTTGAGGTACTTTGTAACACCAAGTCGAGCAGTCATCTTACGTGTACTACCATCTGCTTTTGTAAAGGTAACACCAAAGATACGACCACGAGAACCTACGGTTTCCAGAACTTCACGGATTGCTTTTGCTTTATTCATAATTTCCTCCTAAGAAATTGTTTTGTGTTGTGTTTCAGTCTTATCAGTATACTCAGTTGAAGAGTACCTGTCAAGCATTGATTAAAAGTTTTTTCTCGTACTCGTCAAGAGTCTCGTAGAACTCTTCAGGAATCACACGGATATTTGAATTGTATCCGTCATGGTCAATCAAAGACCACTTTACATCTTCAGCAGTATATCCAGTGTAGAACACTGTGTCAACTTCTTGACCATTCAAGAAAACCAGATATGCTTTCATTTTACTCGTTTTCAACTCCGAAATGTTCTCTAATATCTCGACCAGCACCTTTAGAATTGTATTCTACCAATTCGGCGCATTCTTTGACAATCAACTCAGCAAAATTATCAAGTGCTTCTTGTTGTGTTGTGCCGAAAACCGAATACATACTTTCACCAATAAAACCCGCTTGAAATGCAAGTGATTTAATCCGTTCGTTCATTCTGAAACCTCTTTGATGTAATAGTTAGTATCTTTTCTATACAGTTCCATTGCTCTTAGGATTGCATCCGAATCCAACTCCCCTTGTCGTACATAAGTGACAAGTATCTGCTCACCAAACTCTTCAGGCCAATCTGAGTCGAAATATACTGCTCTGCGCTTTTCGTTCATTCTGAAACTCCCTTGTGTTTAAGTTTACGAGTCTTGGACTTCTTCTTCCGATTGACTTCAATCTTACTCAAATACAGACCAGATGTCAACAGGTCTTTTGCTACAAAATCTCTTTTCTTTAACTTTCGTACCTTTGTCATAGGTTCCTCCGTTGAACACATATATAGTACTCACAGAGGAACCCACTGTCAAGTAAAAAGTAAAACTTTTTACGTACTTAAAGTCTTTTTCTTATTTTATTAAGAAGTAAAACCAAAGTCTTCTGGTTTTGCATCCCTGAAGTGAAAGAATACACCTTCAGAGATATTCTGATTTTGTATACCTTCTTCGACTTGAAGAATCAATACTTTTTTACCAGTACTCTTCTCAACACCAACCCTAAACCCTTGTTGACCTGTTCTTTGAATCAGAATAGGTTTACCCTGTGCAGAACCCTGTGAATTTTCTTGGGTAAAATTTTCATTCTGGCTTTTTGTAGTCTCAGGGTTTTTGGATGGGAATTCTTCGGAATTATTTAGATTCTCAGAGTTCTCCATCTTTAACCTTTCACTGTATTGTTAGGAATCAATTGACGATATTGAATCCATTCCCTAAAGTTACCAGACCAAAGGCCCCCACCAACAGCACTATGGGTGTGACCTGCCTCGACCACACCAGCACACATTGGAACTTTGGCAACGTGTTCAAAAGGACTTGCGTGTACAGGTTCAGATTCAACCAATCGACTGTAAATATCTCTAGCCTTTTCAAGAGACAAATCTAGCTTACGGTAACTCACTTGTGCACAACAACTGCAAGAAATTTTAATTGCGTCATCCAATGAAATTTCAGTTTCATTATCCAACCAATAACTCTGAACACCGTTCTCGTATTTACAAGTAATGTAGGGTAAATGATACTGACCACCTGTAAGTCTAGCGGGTGTATTTTTCTCGTACTCTTCCTGCATCAATCTAGCCAATTCAGCAATTTCTGGTTGTGCGTCTTTGTGATTACGCAGATAAAAGAAATTCTTGTATTCTGTGGCAGTAATCAGAACTTTCATATTTTGAAATGGTTCTGTAATACGGTTACACACTTGTTTATGTACGCCCAACTTAGACAAATCTTCTGAAAATGTAGAAGCCCATCCTGCTGCCCTATACCAGATATCAATAGCGAAGTTTTTGTAAAAATCTGACAATTCTACATCAGCAACCATTCCTGCTTGATTTTTACCAATATGAATTGGTTTAGCAGGATCATTCCGCACTTGGTCAATCACTTTACTAACCGGAATCGCTCTTGAAGAACTTGCATTTCGGCTAAACATCCTGTGTGTCATAACTTCAGAATGAATAAAACGAGGATACTCAACTTCAAAAGTTGTAATTCTAGTACCAAGTTTTGTAATACTATCACAAATGATCTTCGCTTGAATTTTCGACATATATTCCTTTCCTATTCGTATTCAGAAATAACTGTAATCTTTCGTTCTTCAAGAATAACACCAATCATGTCATTAACGATTGTGTTAACATCAGAATCAAACTCTTCTTTACTTCTTGGTTGCGTCACAAAGACAGCACCGGATTTAGTCTGATATACACAATAATACAACTCTTTTACTTCTGGTTTGATTCGATAGTTTGCGTTCTGAAAATCAAAAGTAGGCATGGCAACGTCATACCAATGACTATCATCAAATGGACTGCATTGAATTTGTTTACCTTGAATAAACGCTTCAATTACCTTGATATACCCACGAAGATTTTCAATTTCAGCAGGTTTAAGTTCTCGTTTCATTTCCAATCCTCCCACCATTCTGTACGATACAACTCAGAAAATAAATGACGAAGCATTTTTGCAGGTGATGCAAACTTCTTCCGGTCAAAAGGAAGACGAGTACTCATACCTGAATTAAAATTATCAATCGCCATTTCAGCGCCGATCTTACGAGAAAAAATATCTTGCTTACTACAAACACTGGTGCTGAATGTAATAAAGGAATCCTTTTTATCCCAATGATAAACGATTGTTAAACCACCTCGTACTGTGCTTTGATTCCGATTGAAGATGTGTACTAGCCGAAGTTCTTCACCAGTATCGGAATAAATTTTACTGCTCTTTTTATTATCGTATTCTTCTTTGAAGAATCTGATTTCTCTAACAATATCATCACAACTCGGTGTGTTGTTTTCGTTATTCATTGTCTTCTCCTTTATTCAGTTCGTGTTCATCATCATAGATCTCTTTCAACATCTTTTCTACCAAATCGTCAACATCTTCAATCTTTTTACGATTGATAAAAGTAAAATCAGAATTGTAAGTCAACTCATATACAGCATCCATATACTTGTAAGCAATTTCATCGTTTTCTGTAGGGATACAGTCACGAAGATATGCAGCAGCAATCTGGTCATACTGATAAAAACAATCAAGTTCAACTACAAAGTCACCAAGACGTTCATCAAATTTGAATACTTCATTGTAAGACTTTTGTGCTGCTTTCATGTGGCTCATAAAAAATTTCAATCGTTCACCAATGCTTTTCACTGCGTTTCTCCTTTAGAAGTCAATACAATCTTTGCAAAGTACCCCAACTCTGAACTCTCGGTCAAATTCCTAAGAACAGAAACAGGCATAACGCGAAGTGTATCAAGTACACCAGACTCCCACAGGTCATATTCATGGTGTGCGCTATGGTAGCCCATCGTGCTGTCAATCTCTTTCCAAACACTCATTCAATCCTCCTTGTAAAACAAATGATTACCTATACGGTAAACCAAAGTCATCTTCTTAGACCACTTGGGTTTAACTGCTGTACTGTGATAGTACAGAATCTCCTTGTCCTTGTCAAGTACTTTGTGTTGATTCTCTAGTACGTCAAGAACAACTTTACTGTACTTCTTGAAATCTTTAGGTGTCAATGGTTGTTTTGCTTCTAACATATAAGCCTTACCAATGTCAAGTGTCCAAGAAAACTGATAAGGTTCTCTGATGACTTCGCAGTAAGTCCTACCGAATTTCTTCAGGTGGTTCTTTCTGTTAATAACAACTTGAACAACCATTTCCTGACCTCTCAGAGACTCACCAGCGGCTTCATTAAAGAGATTGATAGTCAGACACCTAATCTCTTCAGAATCGGTTTTAAGAGCCTCTAAACGTCTCTTAGAGGCTTCTGGTCTAAACCGTTCTGTTCTTTCAGTGATTTCCTGTAGAAGACTGACAGGAAAGTTCCTTGAGCACCAGATTAGTAGTGCTAATAGACTCATTGTTATCAGTAGTAATCTCAATCGGATTCTCCGGTAGTTTTTCATTTTCAATTTGAAAACTCTGAAAATTATTCAGAGTTTGAAAAGTTTGCTTCATAATATCTCCTTCAAAACCAGTGCCTAATAACGCCAGCAATGATAAATAAACAAGTTACAAACTGAGTACTGTAGTACAATGTCAGTATTTTAACTTTATGCTTTTCGTATAAATTTAACATCAACGATCCGTATATTGATAGATTTTTATTCCATTTGCTTTTAGAAAAGCAATTCCTTTTGTACAACGGTATACTTCGTGAAAGTATACTTCTTTAATCCCCGCTTGAACCAACATAGCAGCGCACTGAAGGCAAGGTGAAAGTGTAACATATAAACTTCCACCAACTACAGATACACCTTCTTTTGCTGCTTTGAGAATACAGTTTAATTCAGCATGAAGAACTTCTGGTTTAGTATTACCTTCGGAATCTTCACAAATATTATCTGAACCAGAAGCAGTACCATTACAACCAGTAAGAATAACACCATTTTTAGTTACAAGAACAGCACCAACTTTCTTTCGGTTTGCTTTTGATAATGTACTCATGGCTTCTGCCATTTTCATGTACACTTCATCTTTTGAAACATTACTCATACTGAATTTCTCCGGGGAACTCATTCAAAAAATCTTTCAGGGTAATCAATTCAATTGATACACCAGAACCTTTTACTTTTTCAATGTAATCTTGCAGAGCATTGTAAGACATACTGGTAAAACCTTCAGTAATATCTGCACAATTGTATACACTACCTGAGTACCCGTAGAATTCATATTCTAGGTATTCTGGTGTTTGATGTACCTTAACGGAATCAATTCCTGAGTTCAACCTCCAAGATTCCCCTGTGGTAAAACTACCATTCCAACCACCAAGAACTTTATAAATAAGAATTCCAAGTGTAGGAGAAGTAATCTTCAGGATACTAAATTTGTCTGGGTAGTAGTAACTCATTTTTCAATATCCTCTTCAGTAAACTCCAATGAAGCACCGTCGAAAGTCTTCAAATAAAGATAAGTGGCAAGAACACCAAACAGAGTAAATTCTTTAGTGATTCCTGTAAGCCAATTCAAGTATCCACCAAAAGTTCCTTCGTAGAAGTCTTTTTGATTTGCTGCTTTTTGATTTTTAATATCTTTCATTTATAATCCTCCAATGATTCTACATGCTCACCAAGCATTTTAATCAAACCCATTCTGTATGCTGTATTGAATACTTCATTTAACAATCCAACCAAATCAAATTTAGTAACAGTTTTATCTTCGTTGACTTCAAGATATTGATTTAGAGTATCGTTTAGGAGTTGTTGTTTACTTTGAATCATAAAAATTACTTTTAACCCAAATAACCATTGCCAAAGTCGCAAATCCAGCAGTTGCGAGAATTGCTGCAACAAAACCAATCAAACCAACACAAAATTCACTCACGGTAATCTCCTTATTTGCAATAATTCAAAAAATCATCAACGTATTTTTCACTCAGATTTACACGTTCCAGAAGTTCTTCTGCATCAAATTCACCAGTATTATAAAGTTGTTTTAGGTATGCTAGTTCTTGTACGGCTTCAATTTCATTTGAACTAATTGCTTTACTAACAACATAAACCAAATCCATATTAATCTCCTTCATTTACCGTCGTTGCTATAACGCATTTGATACTTAATAAAATCCATTTTGTGATTAAATAATCCCTCACTCAGATATTTAAGTTCTGTTTCATTAAACTTCTGATTGAATTCCAGAACCATTACTTTGTCTTCTAGTGTAGAAATTTTATCTTTTAGTCGTAGAATTTCAAGTTCTAGTTCAATAAACATTTCGTAAATCTTTTGTTCCACAAGAATCTCCTTTGTGTTTCGATAGAAGAAGTGTACTCGAAAGTACACCCCCTTGTCAAGTGAAAAGTAAAACTTTTCACGTATTTCAAGCGTTCTGTTCACCAACAATCAACTTTTTTGCTTCATTGATGTAGTAATCATAGTCCAAATCACCATCAAAGTCTTTCATGTTATTACAGGTCTTTACGGTGTACTGAGTGTCAATTCCCAGTTCCCTGTCAGGTTCACCTGCTTCTAACGGTGGCATAATCTTAATCAACTTACCACCAGACTTTGAAGGATAGTACCTACAAATATTCTGCTGAGGTACTTCCTTGCCGTCTTCGTATCGAAGAACCAGTGAAGAACTTCTAGGTACTTTAACACGCAACATAAAGTCAAAGATTTCCTTGTGGTTCTTAATGAACTCTTCAATCGGCGTACCGTGAAGCATATAAGCCTCTGCTGCCATAGGAATCACAAGTCCACCCTGATTCTGATGCCATCCCAAGTCTTCGTATTGATAAGCACCCTTGCGCTTTACTTTACGATTTGTATAAACGGCTATGTACGAATTTACATCTCTAATGAACATTTTAGAGTACTCTGCAAACTCCAATTCAAGTTTTACTTGTTTCTCCCAAGCACGACAGATTTCATTGTACTGCATCATGTGTACTCTTGGTACAGCAACAGTAACACCGTCAGTATTCACTGCAATAACCTTCAGACCTTCAATCTCGTGTAGTTTCTCTGCAAGCAAACACAGAGATAACTGACCGTTAATTGTGATAGTCATTGTAAACTTGGGGTCGTAGAACACAGAATACTTATCGTTACTCTTACCGTATGTACCGTTCAATGCAAGTTTCAACATAGCATTTTCTGTTGTGCCCTTTGCGTATGACTTTCGAGATTCATATAGGTTTTTGTAAACTTCACAAAACTTCTCTGTCAGATGCTCTGGATATACATTGTTAGAAATACTCAGATTCGGGTACATCGAACTTACATCGGCATCCACGATACAGTACTTGTTAGTCTCTCGTACAATCTTATTTTCAAGACTACCATGAATACCACCTGTACCAAAGTCATACCGAAATCCGTTGTAAACTACATTCAAAGTAGAAGCAACCTTATAGCAACCCCAATATGATTTCTTTGGTACTCGCTTCTTCTTCATCTTCTTAGAAAAGTCAGGGGAACCATCTTCATCCAATGGGTATTCCATAATGTGATTACCATTTTCATCAAAAGCATATTCGGTCGCTTTTAGTTCTTCTTCTTCAATCCAACCCAAAGGGTGTTCTTTCTTGAACTGTTTCAATTCAAAATCAGAAGGTTTACCTTTGAACTTCTTACGTTTGGTGTCCATTACAGCGTACTTTGCAACCTCACCAAGATTGTGTTCTTCAATATCAGAAAATACACCTTTGGTTTCTGTAATCTTTTGGTTAGCAAACCAATCAAGTACAGCATTAAACTCAGGACTCTTGAAATCATAGTACTTGAACAAGCAATCTTTAATATGAATAACAGGTCGTTTGGTCTGTTTCATAACCATCTTACCGTCACGCATTTCACGAAGTTTAATACCAGACTCTTCAAGTTTTAACTGAAAGAACTCAGCACCAATCTTGGTGTCATCTGCGTTCATAAAGTCTTTCTGAAACTTCTCAGTCATTTCTTCTCGAAATTGAATCTGAGATTTAGACTTCAAAAGAAACTCTCGTGTACTACGAATATCGTGAAGGTTATAATTCTTCAGTTCTTCAATCTGTTCAGAAGTCAATTCGTCAGTAATACCATAAGGCAAGTCTTCAATGTTCTCAAGACGCATATTGAACTGAAGCATTTTCAAACCTGTTGCTTTTGCTTTGTTGTTGAAGTGCCAAATACGATACAGGTCAATCTGAGGAATGTACTGTTCTTCCGCTTTAATCGTATTACCAAAAGCACCATCCTTAAAGGAATCAATCTGAGCTTGTGCAAGATTAAATACCTCTTCAGCAATCTGCTGACCAGAGAACTCAGAATACTTCCTACGACTCTTGTACAGTTGATGAATAATCGGATAGTCAAATCCGATATTATTGAATCCAACCATAGAATGACCGTTATCCATGAGATATTTCATGCACTTTACAAAACGGTCAAACTGATTCATCCTGAATGAACACTCGAAAACACTTTCATGTTTCCCATCACCACGGACAATAGCGAAGGTAAAAGCAGACTTCATGGTTTCTACGTCGTAAATCCAAAGTTTGCTCAAATCCATATAACCTCCAAAAGAAAAAGGGACTGACAGGATTATACCCATCAAGTCCCTTTGTGTCAAGTACCATGTCGCTCTGTGTAGCAACCACCTTTAGCATTTCGTTCTTCAAACACTTTTTGCTTCCACTCTAAAGCAAGTCGGAAGGCTTCTTCATCACCGTATTTTTCACAACTAAAACTTTTTGATTTTGAAGTGTTATCTAACATTCTCATTCTGACGTAAAATTTTCTTATCAAAGTACCATTTGGTGAGTAAAACTCAACATATTCTATATTAGAAACACCAGTAGAATTATTTTTATTCTTACTTTTGTTTCTCATATTGAGAACTCTAGGAACTAATCTAAGATTTTCAATTCTATTATCTGAACGATTTCCGTTTATATGGTCAATTTGCATATCATCTTGTATATCACCGTTAAATAACCACCAAATTAACCTGTGATTTTTATATCTAACACCAAAAAGTGTACACTTGTAGTATCCGTCATAAGAATCAATAGTACCTATAATCGAACCTTCTAAAACTTTTGACATTTTAGATGTGCGCTTTATACAACGAATACAACTCGGACTACTTTCATCGTAAGTTATATATTCTTTAATTTCTTCAGGAAACGTCATAGTATCTCCAAAAATACAAGCCCGGAATTAACCGGGCTATAAAATTACAACATATCGTGTAAACCGTTTGCGTTAATATAATCGTCGAAGTTATGAAGAGTATGTGTATCGTTATCGTAGTAAACCGCACCAGCAGGTCCAGTAATACCGTACACACGATTCTTATGAACAAGAATCTCGGTTCTATTGCGAATAATCGGATTCTCAGCCATCTTATCCCTCTTCAACATGATATTCACAGAAGCACTTTTGATAATACTACTGCTACCGTGAATACTGCTTTCATCATCTGCTGCGTTCTCACCAGATTTAGTCTTTCGAGTATGATTCACATAAATCATAATGATGTTGTGACTTTTAATCATACTTTTACTCCACTTCAAAAACATTTCCTGCTCTTCATTTGGAAGAGAGGCAATGATATCCTGAAGAACATCAATAACAATAACACGACAACCACAAGAAATAACAAGTTCTTCAATTGTATCCTGAATCTCTTGTACATTTGCATCACGATTATCCAAAAGATAAAAACGAGGGTCGCCGTTAGAATCCTTGAGAAGTTCTTGAGCCTTTTCTTGCACATCTGGTCGAGACAAGTATTCAAGTTTTTCTTCGTCACTTTCAATCAATGCCAACTTACGACCAATATGCCGAGACAACAATGCTTCTGTGTACTGACCCGAGTTCAACTCCATAGAAACAATACCAACACGATAAGGTGAGTTGAAAATCCAGTAATAAATCAACTCATTTACCAATGTAGTCTTACCCAAAGAGGTAGCAGCAGCGATATTGATAATGTGTCCTGTTGGAATACCTCCACGGAAAAAGTCATTCAAACTACCCATAAACCTCGGAAAAGGAAGACGAGGCATACCAATCTGAGACATCATCAAATCATACAACTGGTCTGACGGAAGAACACCAGCAGGTACTCGTGCTTTTGCTGCGTAGAAGTCTTGAATAAACTTCTTAGACTCACCCTTGCACAAGTACTCATTTGGGTCTTTGTACCGCATTTCCATAATCTTGACTTTACCTTTTGGCAAAACAGGTAGAAGTTTGTCAATTGCTTCTTGACCTGCTTTATCATTATCCATGCACAGGATAATGTTTTCAAAAGAATCCAAGAACTTGTAGTTTGCTGCAATCTGTTTTACTGATTGTGCCCCAGTTGTCGGGGATACAACAGCGGTTTCAAAATCAGAACCTTTGGACTCACGATACTCTTTCAATATCTGATAGGCACTCAGTTGGTCAAGTTCACCTTCGACCAACAAAACGTACTTACCGCCTCGGTTGAATCGGAAAGCACCAAAAAGTTCACAATCAGCACCAGTCCTACCAGTACTATGAAAACTCTTAGGTACTCCACGAATCTTAAAACCTACAAGACCACCATCTTGAGTACAGGGGTAGTACTGTTCAATAACCTCACCCTCTTCATTAAACGCATGACGTACACCAAAGTACGTTGTAACATCGTCACGGATACCACGGAAAGAATTACATTTTGTGCTCGTGGTATCTTTGATTTCTTTGACTTCCTCTTGAGAAATCGCAGGCTTAGTACTTTGTACAACTTGATTCAATTTAGTTTCTCCTTTTGATTTTACTTGAACTTTAGAAGTTGAAGTGGGATTATTTTCGATATATTCGTCTGAAGGCTTTGTATACCCACAGACAAAACAATGTAAACTTGAATCATCATAAACAGCCAACCCATCCGAAGACCCACATTTTGTACATGCAATATGCTTTACAAATACACCCACCGTTCCCCCTTATATAAAAGTCAATTGTTTTTCAAGTACTCATCTGTAGATTGTACACGTTTGGTACTCTTTTTGCAAGTGATTTCACCAGAATCTTCAAATGCCTGAGCAATCTCAGGAATCTGACACAAGCGTTGTGCAGCAGACTTGGTGTACCCCAACTCGTTCAAACGTACAGCAGCACGAATCGCTTCGCAGTGTTTGTCATTCCAAGTACTACCTACACTAACACCAAGACTCAAACCTTGTACAGCACCAGTTGTACTACCCATGCAACTGTCAATACCGTAAGAATGACTAAGGTTAGGTGCAATAGCAGGACTTGCTACACGTTGATTCTGGATGTTTACGGTACTATTACCGGAAGAGTTAACACCAGAAGAGCTTCCTGATACAGCACTCGTAATAGCAGACAGTCCGTTACGGTTACTGTTGGAGTTATTGTTAGTGTTATTATTGGCATTACTGTTGGTATTGCTATTCTGGTTGCCGTTAGTGTTACTGCTGAATACACCTGCTGTAAGATTAGGACTAACAGATACGGGTGTTTGTACTTTAATATTTGGTGTAATAATCTGTGTTTTGTTGTCTTTTGCAAAAGACACAGAGGCAAATACTGACAGAGTTACAAAAATGATTGCATAAATTCCATAAAAGTTTTTCATAATTTCTCCTTAGTTAAACATTTTTCATCAGGTAAGCATTTAGGTCATCGTAATCAAAAACACTACCGATTACTTTACCGTTCTTTCCGAAGTGAATCCAAGTATTCTCTTGTTGAGTTCTCTTTATGAAGTTGTATGTACTTCTATTGTTAAGTACAACATGGCCTTGTTCTGCAATGACAGTCAACAACTCAAACTCTTCACCGTCTTCTGTAATAAGACTAAATTTATTGCTCATGTGATCTCTCCTAAAATCTTTCAGAATACCTAGAATATACATCAATCTGTACTGCGTTGTCAAGAGAATCTTTTAGTACCCTGTACTGTCTCTGGTTGAGTTCATCTATAAAGATTCCTTCTTGTGTACAGCAACAGAACTTCTCAATCCAATCTAAAAGCCCATAGAAGCCCTTACAAGACGCTGATAGAGTCAGTCTAAGGGGTAGGTTAGGGTTATCTTCAGCAGAGGCTTCTAAGGCCTGTATATCGTTTTTAGAGATACTTTTGATTTCCTTCATACCCACCCCTTATGTTTGCTTTTAGATATCAATACCTCGATTGTTCAGTTCATCTTTCAGGACTTCTAGTACAGTCTCCATTGCTTGCGGCATAAGAGCAATTTCGGTGTACCGATCAGCAAAATTGTTGAACTCTTCCTGTGTTTGAAGATGTTCACCAAATGCTTCGTACAGATGACTCAAAACACATTCCAACATATAAACACCACCGATGATCTCTTCGGTTTTACGATTCTGAAGTGGTTCTTGAAATTGCATTTTTTCCTCCTTTTGTTGTGTGAGGTTGAAGTATACTTAAATAAACCTAGAGAGTCAAGTCTAATTTACTTTGAAATAACTGTTGACTTCAGGGGTGTACTTTGTGGTAGAATAACGATTCGGTGTGGGAGAAATCCCACGAGGTGCAATTCCTAGAATCCGACTGTGTATTGTGACGAGAGTCTAGTTGTGGCAGGGAAGGGTATTCGTAATTCGCTCATAGAAGTGTTGAATACTACACAACGTCTGGTTATCCAGACTGAAGGTTGACGAGGTTGTTGACTTCAAAATACTACTACCCCTAACCTCAGTAAACTTAAATGTTTATGGGGTAGGGGGAAGTGTATCTTGAAAATTTCTAAGGTTATCTTTAGTTTTTATTAGTATAATATAAGAATACTTTTAGTATACGAT